ACCGCGAAATGGGCAGGGGGTGGGGTCTAGCGGAGAACGAACATGGCGGGACGAATTCCGAAGCCGACCGAGCTCAAGCTGATCGAAGGCAACCGGGGCAAGCGCGCGATCAACAAGCAGGAGCCGGACCCCGAGTACCTCGAGGCCGACAATTTAACGCCGCCGGCGTGGTTGCCGGACGCCGCGAAGGCGGTGTGGAACGAGGTGGTGCCCGATCTGCAGAAGGCACGCCTGGTCGCGAAGATCGATGTCGAACTTCTCGCGCACGGCTGCGCCGCGGCAGCGCGGTGCCGCAGGGCGACGATCGAGGCGGAGGCCAACCCAGTCCTCGTCGGCGCAAAGGGCAAGGGCGGCAGCATCAACCTCTGGTTGATCGTCCAGTCGATGAGTTTCAAACAGATGGACAAGGTGCTGGGTGTGTTCGGCGTCGGGCCGGCGGCCCGGACGCGCATCGCACTCCAGCCGCAGATGGACCTGTTCGGAGCGGACGCACCCAGTGGCCAAGGCGAAAAACCCTCGAAGTACTTCGCCGCGTCGTGACCCGACGACCGCCTATGCAAAGGCGGTGCGCTCGGGTCGCATCGTCGCTGGCCCGCACGTCCGGGATGCGTGTAAGCGCCACCTGCTGGACTTGGAGGAGGGTCCGAAGCGCGGCCTGGTCTGGGACAAGGCCGCAGCCAACCGCGCGATCGAGTTCTTCCCCGACGTGCTCCGCCTGGCCGGCGGAGAGTTCGAGGGCAAGCGCTACGAGCTGCTCGGCTGGCAGGCGTTCATCGTCGGCAGCTTGTTCGGGTGGAAAGGGCCGGACGGATTCCGCCGTTTTCGCGTTGCCTACGTCGAAAGCGGGAAGGGAAGCGGAAAGTCGCCGCTGGCCGCCGGGATTGGTATCTACGGATTGATGGCCGACGGTGAGCCGCGCGCCGAGATTTACGCCGCGGCGACGAAGAAGGACCAGGCGATGGTCCTGTTCCGGGACGCCGTCGCGATGGTCGACCAGTCGCCCGAGCTGCAGCGCCGCGTGCTCAAGTCCGGCGTCGGTTCAAACGTTTGGAATATCGCCTACCCGCAGGCGATGAGCTTCTTCCGGCCGATTAGCTCGGATGACGGCCAGTCCGGACCGCGCCCCCACATGGGCCTGCTCGACGAGATCCACGAGCACAAGAACGGCGACGTGGTCGAGGTCCTGCGCGCCGGCACGAAGGGCCGGCGCCAGGCGCTGATCCTCATGATCACGAATAGCGGCGTCGGGCAGAAGAGCTTCTGCCGCGAGCGCCACGACTACGGCGCGAAGGTCAGCGCAGGCCTGGCGCAGGACGACAGCTTCTTCGCTTACATCTGCGCCCTGGACGAAAAAGAGGACCCGTTCAAGGACCGCAAGTGCTGGATCAAGGCGAATCCGAGTCTGGGCGTCACGATCCCGGCCAAGTACCTCGAAGAGCAGGTCCGCGAGGCACAGGGCATGCCGTCGAAGGAAGCCACCGTCCGCCGGCTGAACTTCTGCCAGTGGGTCGAGGCGCACAACCCCTGGATCGGCGCCGACGCCTGGTTCGAGGCCGAAGAGTACGTCGACCTCGAGGACATGCGCGGCCGTCGCTGCTGGGCAGGCCTCGATCTGAGCAGCACGCAGGATCTCACCGCCCTGGCGCTCGTGTTTGAGCCCACCGCCGAGGATCCTTTGTGGCGATTGAAGTCGTACTTCTGGCTGCCGGCCGAAGGCCTGAGCGAGAAAAGCGATCGAGATCACGTCCCGTACACCGTGTGGCGCGACGCTGGCCACCTTGAAACCACCGAGGGCAGGGCGATCAACAAGCTCGCCGTCGCCCGTCGCCTTGCTGAGATCGGCGCCATCTGCGACCTGCAGGAGGTCGGCTACGACCGCTGGCGCATCGAGGACTTCAAGCAGCAACTCGACCAGGAAGGCATCACCCTCCCGCTGGTCCCGTTCGGTCAGGGCTTCAAAGATATGTCTCCGGCACTCGACGAATTCGAGCGCCTGCTGATCAGCAAGGCAGTCAGGCACGACGGCAATCCGGTCATGACCATGTGCGCCGCGAACGCGGTCGTCGTCAAGGACCCTGCCGGGAACCGCAAGGTCTCGAAGGAAAAGGCCACCGGCCGCATCGACGGCATCGTCGCCGCGATCATGGCCGCCGGCCGGGCCCTCGCAGGCGGCGGCGAAGTCGCGCCATCATTCTGGGATACAAGCAATGCCACTCCTGAAGAAGTACGCGCCTGACCTCCTGCTGGTGGCTGGGGCGGCGAGTGTCGCCTACGGCGCCTGGGCGATCTATCCGCCCGCGGGCTTCGTCGTCGCCGGGATCTTCGCCATCGTCGCCGGTGTGAGGCTCGCGTAATGGGTTTCCTCGCCCAGGCGTTCGCGCGCAAATCCGCCGCGAACTTCGACTTCCTGCGCCAGATCGCGGGCTGGGGGATGACATCGAAGAGCGGCAAGGTCGTTAACACGCAGACCGCGATCGAAGTCGCGGCCGTGTTCGCCTGCGTGCGCGTCATCGCGAACGGCATCGCGCAGGTCCCGTTCAAACTGATGCAGGAGAGCGCTGACGGAAAGCAGCGACTGCCGGCCAAGAAGCACGCGCTCTACCAGGTCCTCGCCCTGCGCCCGAACGCGTGGCAGACCTCGTTCGAGTATCGCCAGACCCTGGCCATGCACATCGTGCTCGCCGGCAACCATTTCAGCTTCGTCAACCGAGTCAGCCGGCACCCGATCGCCGGGACGATCGGGAGTCACATCGCCGAGCTCATCCCGTTCGAGCCCGGCCAGGTCACCGTCAAGCGCGCCGCCGACTGGACGCTGAGCTACGACGTGCGCGCCGCCGACGGGCAGGTCCAGAACTTCCCGGCCGAAGCCATCTGGCACGTCCGCGGCCCGAGCTGGAACTCCTGGACAGGGCTCGACTCCGTCCGCCTGGCGCGCGAGTCGATCGGGCTGTCGATGGCCATCGAGGAGCAACAGGCCAGGATGCAGAAGAACGGCGCCAAGGTGTCCGGCACTTACTCGGTGGAGGGCTCGCTCACGCAACCACAGTACGAAGCGCTCAATAAATGGGTGCATGAAAACACCGTCGGCGAGAGCGCAGGGAAGGCGCTCGTCCTCGATCGCGGCGCCAAGTGGCTCAACACCAGCATGACTGGCATCGACGCGCAGACCCTCGAGACCCGCCGGTACCAGGTGGAGGAAGTCTGCCGGTTCATGGGCGTCAACCCAATCATGGTCGGCGCCGAGAGCAAGAACACCACGTATGCGAGCGCCGGCCAGATGTTTCTAGCCCACGTCGTGCACACACTGGCGCCCTGGTACCAGTGTATCGAGCAGTCAGCCGACGCGAACCTGCTGAGCGACGCCGATCGCGCTGCGGGCATCTACTCGAACTTCGTAGAGGAAGGCCTGCTTCGCGGCTCGGCGACCGAAACCAAGGACGTGATCCTCGGCTACGTGAACGGCGGCCTCATCACGCCGAACGAAGGCCGAGGCAAGCTCGACATGAACCCGGACGCGGATCCCGTCAGTGACAAGCTGCGGATCCCGGCCAACCTTGTCGGGGCAGCGCCCAATGTTAAAAATTCGGACGCAACCGCAAAAGCGCTGGCCGACCTGCAGGACCAGCTCACCCGCCTGGAGACGCGAGAGGCGCCCGCGCCGGTGGTGAATTTCCATAAAGGCGCATTCCGCAACGAGCACCACGCCGGAGACACGCACATCACCACACCCGCGGTCAAGGCGCCGGACGTCAAGGTCGACGTCGCCCCGCCCGCGGTGCATATCTCGGCGCCGGCAGTCACGGTGAGCATTGAGCCAGAGGGGCGTGATTCGATTACGACCTACGAGCGCGACGCGAAGACCAACGAAATCATCAAATCGACGACGACCAGGAATAGCGCATGAGCAACGTATTGTACGACCCCGGCCGCGAAGGCATCCTCGACGAGTCGATCGGCATGAGCACCGGCGACATCCGAGCCATGCTGGTCCTGTCGAGCTACACCTTCAGCGCCGCGCACAAGTTTCTCGCCGACCTGGGTGCGGTCGACAACGGGCGCAGCGCTGCGCTCGGCAGCAAGACCTTCACCAGCGGCGTGTTCGACGCAGCGGACACCTCGCTCACCGCCACGGCCGCCACCGCGAGCAAGGCGCTGGTCCTCTTCAAGCACACCGGCGCCGATGCTACCGCCCGCGTGGTCGCCTACATCGACACGCCCACCGCCGGCCTGCCGTTCACCCCCGCCGCCGGCCAGACGGTGAACGTCGCCTGGGACAACGGCGCGAATAAGATCTTCAAGCTCTAGGGGCAAGCATGTCTCAAGAAACCATTGTCATGGGCGCGACCGACGGGCCGACTCTCACGGCCGCCGCGCGCGCGTCGTGCATCCCGACCGCAAACCGGATCGTGCTGCCGAACAACTTCTTTTACATCGGCCGCGCGATGAAGGTCATATTGAGCGGCCGGATTTCGTGCGCAGTGACCACGCCCGGCACTGCCCGCTTCGATATTTGCATGGGCGCGGCGGGGACCACCGTCGTTTTCGACACCCTGGCGCTGAACCTCAACATCGTCGCCAAGACGACGGTGCCGTGGTTTCTTGAGGTGCTGCTGGTCTGCCGTGCCGTCGGCACTGGTACGACCACGACGTTCTTCCCGCGCGGCCAATTCACGAGCGAGGCGGTAATCGGCTCGGCCCTGCCCGCGGCTGGAGGTAACGGCTCGCTGCTGGTGCCCGTGGCCGCCCCGGCCGTTGGTGCCGGCATGGACAACACCGCCGCGAGCGCGCTTGACGCGTTCTTTACCCAGACAGTGGCGACGGGGTCCATGACCGTGCACAACTACCAGGTCGATGTCCTGAACTGACCATGGAGGCCTGCCGCATCGTGATCCAGCTCGTCGGACTCCGCCAGGTTGATGTCGGCGCGCCCATGAAGCACAAGTCCTTGTGCTACGAGATCCTCCGCGACGCGGCCGTCGTCATCGCCGCAACGGCTGATTCCGCGTTCGACGCCTCGCGAAATACGATCGCCATCGTCATGGACATGAGCGGCCGGGTGGATGTTGCAGCGCCGCTGCCGAATCGCGAGCTCTGCGCGCTCATGTTGACCGATGCAAAGGGCGCGATTGAGCGCTATGACGATGCGCAGGCGCCCGTCATGCGGCCGTTCAACCGAGCGTTGATGGGGCACGGCTGATGCCCGTCCAGTTTCCCTGTCCGACCGGGCCGGTGCGCGGCTATATAGAGGCGCGGTGGTGGAAGAACCAGTCGAAAGCATTCAACGCGGTTCCCGCCCCGTCGATGGCAAGGGCGAACGTAAAGTTCGCCCAAAAATGCCCGTGTAGCGGGCAGCCGGGGTGGTCGCTGGACCCAGGCAAAAGCACTTACGAATACCGGGCGGTCAACCTCCGCCAGCTAAATACCGCCTATGACGCATCGATCAGCAAGTCAACCGTCAACCCCGCCCAGAATGCGTTTGCTGTCTTCGACAATATCAGCAGCAACGACCGGGTGCTGGGTGCTCAAAATATCCGCATCGTCGGGATCAGCCGCGCCGCTACGGGGGCCGCACTGGGCGCGTGCGAGGTCAAGGTGTTCACCGCGCTCGGCGATGTGCTTGTGGCGTCGACAACTTCTGACGGATCTGGCAACTGGACGGCGTACCCGAACCTGCCCGGGCCGTACTACTTCGTAGAATACAAAGCTGGCGCTCCGGACGTGTTCGGGACTAGCCCGAACACCAACGCCGCCACGCCCTTCACGCCAGGGCAGTAGTGGCGGCGAACGATGTCTACCTGCGGCCAGATGCGGGCGATGGAGGGAACGGCGTAAGGTTGCGCGAGGACGCGGCCGATGTCGGCGGCGCAGCCAGCATCACCGGCACCGGCGGCATTGTCAGCGCCGAAGCGCTGGGCAGCCCCGACTTCAGCGCCAGCGTTGCGGCCGCGGGCGTCGCTTCAGCCGAGGCCATAGGCAGTCCTTCATTGTCGGCCGTGGTCGCCACCGCAGGCGTGGCCAGCGCCGAAGCGCTGGGCAGCCCAGACGTTGCAGCAACGGTCTCGGCCGCCGCGATTGCAAGCGGCGAGGTGCTCGGTTCCCCCGGCGTATCCATCGCCGTCGCCGCGACCGGCATCGCCTCTGCGGAAACGCTCGGCACCCCCGACCTGGCCGCCGTCATATCGAGCGCCGGCATCGCCACCGGCGAAGCCAGCGGCACCCCGGCCCTCGCCGCCGTAGTCGCGGCAGCCGGCGTAGCAAGTGCCGAAGCGATCGGCCAGCCCGCCGTCGGCGCCGCCGTCGCCAGCATCGTCGATGCAGGCGGCATAGCCAGCGCCGAAGCGCTCGGTCAGGCGGATGTTGCGGTCCGCATAGACGTCGCCGGGGTTGTCAGCACCGAAGCCCTGGGCACCCCGGGCCTCGCGGCCGTGATCGCCGCCGCCGGCCTTGATGCCGGCGAGATCGTCGGAAGTGCGGGCGTATCGGCGGTCATCAGCCCCGCCGGCATCGCCACCGCCGAGCAGCTCGGCGCCCCGACCCTCAGCGTGGCCGGCGGCGCCGCCGAGATCACGGGTGCCGGCGGCATCGCGAGCGCCGAGGCGTTCGGCGCGCCGATCGTTGACGCCGTTGCCCAGTCTTACCCGCTCAGGTTCTGGCGGCTGGGCGGGCCCGTGCCGACCGCGCCGCAGCCGCACGCGATCGGCGGCGCCGGCGGGATCGAGAGCGCGGAGGCCTTCGGTTCGCCAGGCATCTCGACGGACGCAGTGGTTCGCATGCGGACGCGGAGAACACGAGAGGCCGAGCTGCTCATGTTCGAAGAACTGGAGCGCCGCGCTGCGTAGCAGGGAAGGGTAGGTCATACAAACGTCTGGACAAGGAGCTGCAGCATGAACAAGACCCTAGATTTCGGCTTCCAGCTGAAGTCCCTCTCCGATACCGGGACCTTCTCCGGCTATGGCAGCGTGTTCAACGTCGAGGACTCCTACGGCGACATCGTCGCCCCGGGCGCTTTCGCCGACTCGCTCGCGGCCCAGAAAACCGCCGGCCGCCTGCCCGCCATGCTTTGGCAGCACCGCAGTGCCGAGCCCCTGGGCGTCTACACCGCCATGGCCGAAGACAATCTCGGCCTCAAGGTCGAGGGCCAGATCGCGCTCAATACCGTGCGTGGCGCCGAAGCGCACGCCCTGCTCAAGATGGGCGCGCTCTCCGGCCTGTCGATCGGCTACGTGACCCGCGAGGACAGCTTTGACCGCGTCACCGGCATCACCACGCTCAAGAAGGTCGACCTCTGGGAGGTGTCGCTCGTGACCTTCCCGGCCAACGACGCCGCGCGCGTCCAGGGCGTCAAGACCATCGAAGTCATCGAAGATTTGAAGACCGCGGAGAAATACCTGCGTGATGCAGGCCTCTCCCGGAAGGAAGCCGTGGCGTTCATTGCACGGGTAAAGAGCCTTGGACAGCGCGATGCTGATGAAGGTGCCATGCAAGACCTGGTCGAGGCGATCCACCGCCGAGGCGCAGCACTGGCCGCATAGGCCGCACCCACCACATCGAAAGGACAATCATGGAACTCAAAGCAATCGCCGACCTAGTCACCCAGCAGGGCCAGGCCTTCGAAGAATTCAAGCAGAAGAACGACGCGCTCATCCTCGCCAAGGCCGAAGGCAAGGCCGTCGGCGACCTCACCGCCGACGTCACCAAGATCAACGATGCCCTCACGGCCATCGGCAAGCAGATGACGGAGATCGAGAAGAAGGCCGGCCGCCCGCAACCCGGCCAGGAGCAGGGCACCGCCACGCCCGAGCAGATCGACCACCGCAAGGCCTTCAACGCGTACCTGCGCAAGGGCCGCACCGACAACCTGGCCGAGCTCCAGCAAAAGGCCATGAACACCGGCAGCGACCCGGACGGCGGTTACCTGGTCCTGCCCGAGATGGACCGCGCCATCGATCGCGTCGCCCAGACCATGGGCGCGATGTACCGCCTCGCCAACGTCGTCACGATCGGCACGGCCAAGTACGAGAAGCTCGTGAAGACCAGCGGCATGGCCATGCGCCGCGTCGCCGACGGCGCCACCGGCGGCGAGACCACCGAGCCGCGCTACGCCAAGATCCAGATCGAGGTGTTCCCGGCCGAAGTCGAGCCCTGGGTCTACAACGAGACGCTCGAGGACGCCTTCATCAACCTCGAGACCGACCTCGCCGACGAGGCCGCGATCGGCTTTGCCGAAGGCTCCAACGCAGAATTCATCACCGGCAACGGCGTGGGCAAGGCGCGCGGCATTGCGGCGTACACCAACGTGCTGAACTCCGCCTTCGCCTGGGGCAGCGTCGGCTACATCGCCTCGGGCAAGTCGGCCGCGTTCATGTCCGTCGCTCCGGCCGACCGCGTGGTCGACCTGCAGCACTCGCTCAAGGCCCAGTACCGGCCCGGCGCGGTCTGGCTCACCAACGACGCGACCCTGGGCACCATGCGCCAGATCAAGGACGCGAGCGGCAGCTACTACCTCTGGCAGCCGGATCCCTCGGCGGCGTTCGGCGGGCGCTTCCTCGGCCACCCGGTCGAGATCGACGACAACCTGGCCTCGATCGCGGCGGGCTCCTACAGCCTCGCGTTTGGCAACTTCAAGCGCGCCTACACGATCGTCAACCGCTCCGGCACCACGCTCATCCGCGACAACATCACGGCCAAGGGCACCACGAAGTTCAACTTCCGCCGGCGTTTCGGCGGCGGGATCACGAACTTCGAGGCAGTGAAGCTGATGAGGTTCGCGACCTCGTAAGAGGCCGTCAGCCACCCCGGGAAAGGCCCGCCACGGCGGGCCTTTTTCATTGCAGTCGCAGGATTGTGGGCAGCAAACATCTCACCCAAACCCGAAAGGAACCGCCATGAACAGCATCAAAGACCTCCACAACAACGTCCGCACCAAGACCGCCATCGTCGCCGCGGCGATCGGCGCCAACGCCACGAAGTCCGGCCTGGTCGTCGATCGCCAGGGCTACGGCGGCGTCGAATTCCTCGTCGCCTTCGGTGCCGTCACCACCACCGGCTCGGTCGTCACCATGGTCGTGAAGGACGGTGATGTCACCGGCACGATGGTCAGCGTCGCCGACGCGTACCTGCTCGGCACCGAACTCCTGGCCAGCCTGCCGGCGGCCGCGGCGCGCACCGCCGGCACCACCAAGGAAGTCACCAAGCGGATCGGCTACGTGGGCGTCAAGCGCTACGTGTCGATCGACGCCGTGCAGACCGGCGTCACCTCGGTCGGCTGCGTCGGCGCGATCGCGCTGCTGCACAGCCCGGGCAACGCACCGCTCGCCAACCCGTAATACCAGGAACAGGTCGCGCGCTCACCCGCGCGGCGCCGTGGAACTCGGCCCCCTTTTACTTTTCGGTGAGGAAAAGAGCATGAAGACAGGAGAAAGACAAGTCGCACCCACACTGGCCGGCATCCGCCGAGACCACACCGCGCGGTACGAATTTGCAGCAAAGGCACTGCCCCCAGGCAGCCGCGTGGCCGATTTCGCGTGCGGCATCGGCTACGGATCAAAACTGCTGGCCGACGCCGGGCACTTCGTCCACGGCTTCGACATCGACCAGGAGGCCATCGATTACGCACGGGCGCACTACATGCACCCGAGCAGGACCGAATACACGGTCGCCAACGGGAACGTGCCCGGCCAGTTGGGCGAGTACGATGCCGCCGTGTGCTTCGAGACCATCGAGCACCTCGAGGATCCCCGCCCGCTGCTGAAAGCGCTGCGCGCCTCGGCGTCGTTGCTGCTCGCGAGCGTGCCGAACGAGGCCGTGTTCCCGTACAACGTCGGCGGACTGAAGATCGCGTTCCACCACCGGCACTACACGAAGCACGAATTCAACCTCCTCCTGCAGGAGTGCGGGTGGCGAGTCATGGAGTGGCAGGGCCAGGAGGGCAACGAGTCCGAAGTCGCGCCCGACATGAACGGCCGCACCCTGATCGCCGTCGCGCAGCGCGAGGAGATCGCGGCCACGGCGCCGACGCCCGGCAAGCACGTCGCGATCCTCGGCCTGGGCGCGAGCGTGACCCAATACCTTGAGCAGACCAAGCGAGCGGGGGGGCGGCGTAAGTTTTGCGACGAGACCTGGGCGATCAACGCGCTGGGCGACGTGTTCGCCTGCGACCTGGTCTTCCACATGGACGACGTGCGCATCCAGGAGATCCGCGCAGCGGCAGCCCCGGCGTCCAACATCGCCGCGCTGCTCGCGTGGATCAAAACGAGCCCGGTGCCGGTGGTCACCAGCCGCGCGCACCCGGACTATCCAGCGCTCGTCGAATTCCCGCTCGAGGACGTGTTGAACAACCTCGGGCACGAGTACTTCAACAGTACCGCCGCGTATGCGATCGCCTTCGCGATCCACACCGGGGCGACGAAGATCAGCCTCTTCGGGATGGACTTCACCTACCCGAACGTGCACCACGCCGAAAAGGGGCGCGCGTGCGTCGAGTTCTGGCTGGGCGTGGCGCATGCGCACGGCATCGAGATCCGCCTGCCGCAGACCTCGTCCTTGATGGACTCGATGCACACCCGCGCCTCGCGCCTGTATGGCTACGACACCGTCGACGTGGACTTCAACGTCCAGGCCGACGGCGTGCTCAAGCTCGAATTCAAGCCCCGCACCTCGCTGCCAAGCGCGGCGGAGATCGAGGCCAATTACGACCACTCGGCGCCGATCGAAAAGCAACACCTCAGCACAAAGGAGTGACCCATGCTTTACGAAATCCTCAAGGACTTCCCCGGCTCGCAGGACGGCCGGTTCGCCGAAAACTTCAAGGCCGGCACGGTCGTCGAGCTCTCCGACTACCTCGCCGCGATCGTCGTGCCCGAAGGCTGGGCCGTGATCGCTGATGTCGCCTACCAGGCACCGCTGCCCGGCACCGAAATCGACAACAAGGCCGTCGTCAGCGACGGCAATCGCCCCAAGCGCACCCGCAAGGCCTGACCACCACCCGCCCGCAGAGCACGTCCCATGACCTTTTCCGACGAGATCCTCGCCCCGCCACTCGCGGAGCCGCTGCACCTGACCGAGGTCAAGGTGCACGTCGAGGAGCCCGCCGCGTCCACGCGCCACGACACGCTGCTCAGCGCGCTCGTCAGCGTGGCGCGGCGCAAGGTCGAGACGCTCTGCGGGCGCGCACTGGTGCGCCAGCAGCGCATTCTCAGGCTGGATCGCTTCCCGGAGTGCATCCACCTCCCGGTCGCGCCGGTGCGCGCGGTCCAGTCCATCCAGTACGTCGACACCGACGGCGTCACGCAGACCCTCTCGAGCGCGCTGTACCGCGTCGACAGCGCCTCGGCGCCGGGCCGCATCACCCCGGCCTATGGCGAGGTGTGGCCGACCAGCCAGGCCATCACCAACGCAGTCACCGTCAAGTACACCGCCGGGTACGTGGTGCCCATCGCCAGCTTCGACACGTCCGCCGACACCATCACCGCCAAGGGCCACGACCTGGCTGCCGACACACTGGTCGTGCTCACCAACTCCGGCGGCTCGCTACAAAGTGGCCTCGCCGCGCTCACGCACTACTACGTCAAGGCCCCGGCCACCGACACCCTGCAGCTGTCGCTCACCGCCGGCGGCGCGGCCGTGGACATCACCGCCACCACCGCCGGCAGCGGCCAGAGCTTCGTCGGCGAGCTCGAGGCCCCGATCCGCGCTGCCATGCTGCTCATCATCGGCCACCTGTTCGAGCACCGCGAAGAAGTCGGCGACTTCGAGACCTTCCAGCTGCCGATGGCGGCCGGGTCGCTCCTCGAGGCCTACCGAGTCATGCGGTTCTGACCATGCGCGCGGGTCGCCTCCGTCATACGCTGGATATCCAGCAGGACACGCCGGGTCGAGACGCCGCCGGCGGCGAAGTCTCCAGCTGGGCGGCCGTCGTCTCCTCCTGGCCGTGCGAGATCCACCAGGTCAAGGGCGGCGAGACCTTCCGCGGGCGTGTCGTGCATGCCCAGGCCTCGAGCGTCGCGATCGGTCGCTACGTCGCGGGCGTCTCCTCCAGGATGCGCGCGGTGTTTGGCACCCGCACCTTCGACATCAAGGCCGTCGACGACCGCGACAACCGCAGCCGCGAGCTCCGGCTCGACCTCGCCGAGCGGGGGCTCTGATGGCCGCCATCACCACCGGCACCGTCACCATCGGCGGCCTGCGCGAGCTCACCCAGGGCCTGGCGGAGTTTCCCGCCAAGCTGCAGAAGAAGGCGCTCGCCTCGGCCCTGCGCGCCGGCGGCCGAATCGTGCGCGACGTCGCGCGCGACAACGTCCCGCAGCAGTCGCGCCGGCTGCGCAAGTCGATCCGCGTGACCATCGTGCGGCGCGGTGGCTGGATCACCGCCAGGATCGTCGCAGGGCGATCGGTGAAGAAGGACGACCCCTTCTATGCCTGGATGGTCGAAGGTGGAACAAAGGCCCATGAGATCCGGCCCAAGGGCAAGAAGTCGCTGTTCCTGGCCGGCGTCAACCGCGAGATCGTCCACCACCCGGGCGCCAAGGCGCGCCCGTACCTCGGCCCGGCGCTCGAGGCCGCGGCCGAAGCCGCCATGGACGCCATGCGCGCCGAGCTCGAGGCACAGATCGAGGGCCTGCGATGATCGTCGAGGACATCGCCTACAGCATCGGCAGCGTCCACGCCGGGCTCACCGCGTTGATCGGCAGCGGCTCCGCCTGCAGGCTCTACCCCGTGGGCAAGGTCAACATGCCGGTGCTGCCCGCCGTCATCTTCACCAAGGGCGACGAAGAGCCCGTCGAAGGCGTCTGGGCCGACAGCGGCTGGTTCTACACCACGATCACCTTCGAGGTCCTCGCTGCCAGCGCCCGCGAGGCCGCGCTCGTCATGGCCCAGGTGCGCGCCGCCTACAAGCGCTACCACGGCACGGTCAGCACCGCCAAGGTCGACGACATCACGTCCGACGGCAACCTCACCGCGTACTACGACCAGGAGCTCGACTGCTACGTCGAAGAACTCGATTTCAAGTTTTTTCACACGGAGTAACCCATGAAGAACGACCCCATCGCAGCAGACGAGCGCGCCGCCGGCATGGGCGGCTCCTACCTCGTCGACAAGAAAACCGGCGCCACCTCGCTTGTTCACCGCACCGAGGATCCCGCCCCAGAATCTCCCGCCCCGGCACCCGCCGAGGCGGAAGACCTCCCGCCGCCTGACCGCGCGCATTCGTAACAGCACAGATAGGAGAACATCATGAGTGCAGCAATCGACGTCCGCCGCGCGATCCTGGCCAAGATCGAGGCGACCTACGGCACCGACCCCACGCCCACCGGCGCGGCCAACGCCATCATCACCAAGAAACTCAAGGTACGCCCGCAGGTCCAGGACCAGGCGTCCCGCAACGACATCGACCTCCCGTGGCTCGGCAGCCTCGTCGGCATCCCGGCCAACACCCATATGGAGATGGAGTTCGACGTCGAAGTCACCGGCGCCTCCGCCGCCGGCACCGCGCCGCCCTACGGCCCGCTCCTGCGCTCCTGCGCCCTGGGCGAAACCCTCGTCGCCGTCACGAGCGTCACCTATGCCGAAATCTCTTCCGCATTCGAGTCGAGCACCATCTACGGCAACATCGACGGCATGCTCTACAAGATGACCGGCTGCCGCGGCACCGTCGCGCTCAACATGAAGGTCGGCGAGATCCCCACCTGGCACTTCAAGATGGTCGGCCTCTACAACGCCGTCACCGACATCGCGCTGCCGAGCCTCACGCTCACCGCGTGGCAGGACCCGCTGCCCATCAACCGCACCAACACCCCGACCTTCACCCTGGCCGGCTACGCCGCGGGCCTCTGGTCGATGATGATCGACCTCGGGCGGACCACGCCCTACGTGCCCTTCGCCGCCACCGGCAGCGAGCAGGTCTTCGTCACGCGCCGTCAGCCGACCGCAAAATTCGTCATCGAGCACCCGACGATCGCGCAGAAAGACTTCTACCTGCTCGCCAAGAACGGCACCGCGGGCGCGCTTTCGTGCATCCACGGCACCGGCGCCGGCAAGATCCTCACCATCACCGCCGCGCAGTTGCGCCTCATGAACCCCAACCGGGCCGACCAGCAGGGCGTCTCCACGCTCGAGCTCGACGGCGAGTTCGGGCAGACCGTTGCCGGCAACAACGAACTCACGTTCGCCTTCACGTAACAAGGAGCCCCATGCCCTTCGCACTCAGCAACAAGCCCACCTTCAACTTCCGGGTCGTCTTTCGTCGCCCGGACGAGGCGGGCAAGTGGCAGGCCTACGACTTCCGGGCCGTGTTCAAGCGTTTGGACGCGGCGCGCGTCAAGGAACTGCACACCGCACCCCCGTCCGACTCCGACCTGCTCGACGAGGTCTGGAACGGGTGGGTGCCGGCCGACATCAAGGACACCGAGGGCAACAACCTCGAGGTCACCGACGTCAACCGCTCGGCGCTGCTCGCCGAGCCCGGCATGTCCGCCGCGATCGTGCAAGCCTGGATCGAGGCGGTCATCACCGGCCCCGTAAAAAACTGACCGACGCCGCCGCGTACTGGGTGCGCGGCGGCGACGGCAACGCCGCGGCACGCGCCGACATGCGCGTCTTCGGCGCCACCGAGGAAGAGATCGACCAGCAGCTGGGCCCGGCCGTCACCGTGTTCGAAATGTGGCCGGAGAACTGGGAAGCGCTGCAGGCCTTTCTTTACACCCAGACCCAGTGGGCCGTGGGCCCGTCCGGCGCGACCGGGCTGGACTACACCCGCATGAAGGACGGCCTCGCCATGGCCGGCATCACCGTCACCCCGGAGCTCTTCCACAAGATCCGGGCCCTCGAAAGCGGCGTGCTCGACACGCTGAAAAGCAGCCAACCCTCGAGCTAAGACAATGAAAGGCGGGATCTACCGGATCGTTCATCTCGCCACCGGGCGCAGCTACGTCGGCAGCGCCTTGGCGTTCGAGAAGCGGTTTGCTGAGCACCGCCGCGGCCTGGAGCGCGGCGATCATCGTAATTCAAGGCTGTTGCACGCCTGGCGGAAATACGGTGCTACAGCCTTCGCATTTGAAATTCTTGAGACGGTCGAAGACTCGGCCCAGCTGATCGGTCGCGAGCAGGTCTGGATAGACAGGCTCGGCGCCGCCGATCGCCGGTGCGGGTTCAACCTTGCGCCAAAGGCAGGGAGCCAGCTGGGGGTCAGGCATAGCGCCGAGTCGCGTGCCAAGAAAAGTAGGCAGATGTTGGGCCGCACTTTGACCGCAGAGCACCGAGCAAATATCGGGCGCTCGCAGCGCGGACAAAAAAAGGAGAGCACCTCCGCAACCTTGCGCGCCCGCTGGGCCGCAATGAGTCCGGGACGCCGTGCTGAGATCGCGGCAAAGATCGCGGCCGCGCATCTCGGGAAGACGGTGGCTGAAGACGTCAAGAAACGCATATCGGAAAAATTGCGCGGCACCACTTTGAGCCCCGAGCACCGGGAAAAGGTTGGCGCATTTTTTCGAGGAAAGAAGCTGTCGCCCGAGCATCGGGAAAAGCTGAAGGCCGCCTGGGTTGTTCGTCGGTCTCGTCAACAAGTGCAGGGCCAATCTGAAATGGGGAAGTGATATGAGGGCCGGGCAGCTTATCGTTGACATTTCGATGAACGTGGCGAGGCTCCAGCAGGACGTGGAGCAGGCCACGGGCATTGTCACGTCCGCGTCAAAGAAGATCGAAGGCGTCGCAAATACCGCCCAGAAGGCACTGGCCGGCATCGCCGCCGGCTTCACCGTGGGCGCCTTCACCAACATGGTCCGCGAGACTGTGGCGATGGAGGCCGGGCTTTACAAGCTCGCCCAGACCGCCGGCACCACCGTCGAGGCGCTCTCCAGCATCAAGGGCGTGGCCAAGCAGAGCGACACGTCGCTCGAGACCGTCGCCGCCGGCATGCAGAAGCTGTCGAAGACGATGGCCGAGGCGACGGACGGCACCAGCAAGGCTGCCAAGGTCTTCACGGCCCTGGGCATCGCGACCAACGACGCGAGCGGCGCGCTGCGCCCCTCGCAAGTCGTCATGCAGGAGCTCGGCCAGAAGCTCATGCAGATGAAGGACCAGACCCTGGCCGTGGCCTTCGCCCAGGAGACCATGGGCAAGGCCGGCGCGAACCTGCTGCCGTTTCTCTACGAGCTCGCCCAGGCGGGCGCCCTGCAGGCCAAGGTCACGACCGAGCAGGCGAAGGCCGCGCAGGATTTCGAGGACAACCTCAAGAAGCTCGAGGCGTCCGGCAACAAGTGGAAGCTCCACCTCGTCAACGAGATGATCCCGGGGCTGGTGGAGTTCACGGCCAAGCTGCTCGTTGCCCAGAAAGAAACGGGCAATCTTGCGGCAGCCATGATCCTCATGCTGGGCGGCAGCCGCGGGGATAACGCCGAATCCAGCTTGCGCGAGACGGAGGTCGAGCTTGACGCAGTCACGCAGAAGATCGAGCGGCTGACCAAACAAAAAAGCGAATTGAACGGCCTGGGCGGGCTGCAGAAGTTATTCAGCACTGACGATATCGCGATCGTCAACGGTCAACTCGCCGCGGCAGGGATCCAACAAAGCCTGCTTATGCAGCGCCAAAGCTTTCAAAAATTCGCCCTTGGGCGGCAGATTGAGAGCCAGCCGCAAAGTGAATGGTCGAAGTTTCTGACTAGCAATTTTGGCGGGACGAAAGTCGCCAACCCGCTCGGCAAGGAAGGCCCGCCGGCGCCCCCGCCGAAAGACGACTTCACCCCGCTGGCCAAGTCGCTCGATGAGCGCATCGCGCTCATGCGCGCCGAGCGCGACGCCACCCAGCCGCTCAGCGAGGCGCAGAAGGAACTCGTCAAGGTCCAGACGGACCTCACGCTCGGCTACAAGACGCTCACGCCCGCGCAGATGGAAACGGTGCGCGCCAAGCTCGCCGAGGTCGACGCGCTCGACCAGCTGCTCAAATACAAGGCCATGCAGGTCGCCGCCGACAAGGCCGAGCTGCAGCGCCAGAAGGACCGCCTCAACGCGCAATTCACCTCGATCGACGCCACCGACGCCGAGATCTCGAAGCTGCGCGAGTCCACCCAGGAGGTCGGCCTCTCCGCCTCCCAGCTGGACCGCCTGCGCCTCTCGCGCATTGACGACCAGATCGCCATCAAGGAGCGCCAGGTTGCCCAGGCCGAGGCCACAAGCACCGACGCCGCCTACATCGAGACGCTCAAGATTCAGGTCGAGCAACTCGAAAAGCTGCGCTCGGTCACCCAAGAGAACCAGTTCAAAACGGCCGTCGAGACCCAGAACAAACTGCAGCAGGACGAGTTCAAGCGCACGAGCGAGCACATCCAGCGCTCGCTCACCGATGCCCTCATGCGCGGCTTTGACAGCGGCAAGACCTTCGCCCAGAACCTGCGCGACACCACCGTCAATATGTTCAAGACGATGATCCTCGAGCCGATGATCCGGCCGGTCGCCGGCGCCGCGGCCAACTTCGTCACCTCCTCGCTCGGCTTTGGGGGCGGCGCCGCCGGCGGCGGGCTGGGGAGTCTTTTCAGCACCGCCAGCGGGGCGAACACCATGTCGGGCTGGTTCGGTGGTCCCAGTGTTGCCGCTGGCACTTTTGCTGGCATAGGGTCCACTATCATCCCCGGCACCGTGCCAATGGTTGCAGCAGGCGCCACGGAGATCGGCGCTGGAGCAATAGCGTCTGGTATGGGGGAGGCGGCGGCAGCGGGAGGCGCGGGCATGAGTATCGGCGCGGCCATGCCTTACATCGGCGCCGCGCTGCTGGCGTACAGCCTGCTGAGCGACAACGGCGGCGGGCCCAAGGAGCAGTCGCTGTACTTCGCCAACGACCCCGGAAACCAGCGGTTCGGCGCGGACAACATCACCAGCCAGAACCCGGCCTTTTACGACAAGGTAAACGCCTTCAGCGCTCAGCTGCGCGCAGACTATACGCCGGACCAACTGTCGAAGCTCAGCGGGGTCTCGGTCGGCGCCGCCGCCGGCACCGACGAGAATGCGCTCTTCTCCAAGCTGCAGCAGGCCGTCGCCGGCGCGCTCGCGGGCGTGAAGAGCATCTCGCAACTCGCCGCCGAGACCACCGCCTGGGGCAAGGCGCTCGGCGACGCCAAGGAGGCGCTGCGCGCCGCGCAGGACCCGACCGGCTACTGGAGCGCCCAGGTCGCCAAGCTCCAGACGCAGCTGGGCGCCTCGGCCTCCACACTCGAGGACTGGCGCACCCAGTTCCTCGCGGCCCTCGACGCCTCGCCCGACCAGGAAACCTTCTCCGCCTGGCAGATGCTCGGCAACGCGCTCGACCAGGTCAGCAAGGCCGCCAGCAAGGCCGCGCAGACCGTGGCGCTCACCAGCGCGTCCTTCGCCACGCTCGTCGACTTCACCCGCTACCAGCGGCTGGTGGCCAACGGCATCCAGGTCGACTCGCGCGGCATCGCCATCCCGCACTTTGCCGGCGGCGGCGATCACCCCGGCGGCCTGCGCCTGGTCGGCGAGCGCGGCCCCGAGCTCGAGTTCACCGGCCCCAGCCGGATCATGAGCAACGCCGCCAGCCGCAACTACTTCGACGCCACCGGCATCATCAACGCGATCGCGCAGCTGCAGGCCAGCGTGCGCGCCGAGAACATGGCCATCGTCAGGAACACCAGCGAAGTCGCCCGCCTGTCCAAACGTTGGGACGGCGAGGGCATGCCGGGCCTGCGCGTCACCGATGACGCCGTGCGCGTCAACGTCACCGAATCCGTCCCCGTGCCGGTGTCCTGATGAAAATCGTTCGCCCCATCACGATCGACGACGCCGCGCTCTCGGTCACCAACGTCCTCGAGAACGACTACGCCGCCTACGCCGGCGGCACCACCTACGCGCTCGGCGATCGCGTCATCGTCGTCGGCACCGACATCCACGACGTCTACGAATCGCTGCAGGCGTCCAACACCGGGCACACGCCCGCCACGAGCCCCACCTGGTGGCTGCGCATCAGCAGCACCAACCGCTGGAAGATGTTCGACGGCTCGGTCAACTCGCAGACCACGCGCGCCGACAGCATCGCCGTCACCATCATCGCCAGCGGCCGCATCGACTCCGTCGTGCTGTTGAACATCTCCGCAGCCACCGTGCGCGTCAAGATGACCGACGCGGTCGACGGCATCGTCTATGACGAGACGCAGAGCATGATCTCCGACGGCGGCATCATCGACTGGTACGCCTACTTCTTCGAGCCGGTCGAGAGGAAGGCCGATGCCGTCTTCACCGGCCTGCCGCCCTACAGCAACGCCACCATCGAGATCACGCTCACCGACACCGGCTCCACCGTCTCGTGCGGCGAATGCGTGCTGGGCCTTTCCAAGAACATCGGCGGCACGCAGTACGGCGGCAGCGTCGGCATCCAGGACTACAGCACCAAGACGGTCGACGACTTCGGCAACTACAGCGTCGTCGAGCGCGCATTCTCCTCGCGCGGCAGCTTCACCATCTGGGTCGACAGCACCTACGTCGACAGCCTCAAGACGCTGCTGGCCGGCTACCGCGCCACGCCAGTGGTCTACATCGGCTCTGACGGCTACACCAGCACGGTGGCCTACGGCTTCTACAAGGACTTCAGCATCGAGATCGCCTACGAGACGGCGTCCTTGTGCTCCATCGAGATCGAGGGCTTGACATGATTACAGCATTGCCCGAAGCCCCGAGCCGCAGCGATACCGCGGCCGACTTCATCGCCAAGGCCGACGCCTGGCTCGCCGCCCAGGCCCAGTTCGTCATCGAGGTCAACGCGCAGACCGCCTCGGCCTACAACGTCACGAAGTGGATCTCCGGAACCACCTACGCCTTGGGCGACCCGGTGTGGAGCCCGGCCAACGGGCAGACCTACCGCCGCCTCATTGCAGGCGCCGGCACCACCGACCCCTCGGCCGACGCCACCAACTGGGTGCTCGCCGTCTCGGCCACCGTGCCCACGGGCGCCGTGCTCGACTTCGCCGGCACCGCTGCGCCGGCCGGCTACCTCGCCTGCGACGGCTCCAACGTGAGCCGCACCACCTACGCGCAACTCTTCACCGCGATCGGCACCACGCACGGCGTTGGCGATGGCTCCACCACCTTCACGCTGCCCGACTTCCGCCGCCGCACCGCCGTGGGCTCCGGCGGCACTGGCACCGGCACGCTTGGCGCTTCGGTGGGCAACACCGGTGGCGCGGAAACCCACACTCTCAGCCAGGCCGAGCTGCCGGCCCACACCCACACCGGCACGACCGGCACGGAAAGCGCCACGCACACCCACACCCAGCAAGGCAATGGCGTCTACGGCTCCTACGCGGGCGCGGGCGCGCCCGGCCCGGATGCCTCGGCCACCAGCCAGACGGGCGCGGCCAGCGTCACGCACACCCACTCCTTCACCACCTCGAGCATCGGCAGCGGCACGGCGCACAACAACCTGCAGCCCTCGCTGGTCACGCTCAAGATCATCAAGACATAAGGCGCCCATGCTTACCATCCACCGCAGCCGCCTCCCAGCCGACGAGGCCACCGTCCGCGCGGCCCTGGCGCAGTACCAGGCCGCGCTCGCCCAGCATGCCGAGAGCGAAGGCGTAGCCGCGCCCTGGCCGGCCTTAGAGATCCTGCGCGAGATCGTCGCCCAGGGCGGCAGCCTTGCCGTTGTCGACGACCCGGCGCCCGCGCCCGTGCCGCTCGTCGAGCAGCTCGAGGCCGCCGTGCAGGTGCACCTCGACACTGCCGCCAAGGCGCGCGGCTACGACAGCATCTTCACCGCCGTGACCTACGCCGACGAGGCCAGCGTGCCGCGCTTCCAGCGCGAGGGGCAGCGCCTGCGCACCTGGCGCTCGCTGGTCTGGGAGGCCGCCGCCGGGATCCTCGGCGACGTGCAGGCCGGCCGGCGGCTTGCACCCACCGCAGAGCAACTGCTCGCCGAGCTGCCCACCATCTCCTGGGACGACTGAGCCATGACCGTACTCACTCCGCTGCCGACCCCGGCCCCGAGCCGGCAGGATCCCGCCAACTTCGCCACCCGCGCCGATGCGCTCGTGGCTGCGCTGCCCACGCTGGTGGCCGAGATCAACGCGGCCGGCGGCGTCAACGTCGGCAACGCCACCACGCTGCTCGGCGCCACCTGGGCCGCGCCCGGGGCGATCGGAAGTACTACGCCGAGCACGGGGGCGTTCACGACGTTGTCAACAACTGGAACAATCACCGGCGGCAGTACGATTCAGGCGAGCGGTGCACTGCTCGTCGCTTCGAGCGGTGGCGGCTACGACTACGTGCGCGTTCTTAGCACAAATTCCGTCGATCTCCGGATGGAGGCGTATGGCGGTGGCCCGTGGGGCCAAATTGGCACGCAAAGCAATCACCCTGTAAAGCTGATTGCGAATAACACTCTCGCGCTGACGGCGACGGGGGCGAACTTGCAAGCGGCGGGGACGCTCGGCGTTACTGGCGCAGTAACTTGTTCAAGCAGCCTTTCTGTTCCATCGACAAACCCGCTTTATCTGGATGGTGGAAGTGATACCTATTGGCAGGAGATTGCGGCCAACACGGTGCGCCTCATTGCGGGCGGCGGGGAACTGATTAGGTTCACAAGTTCGACAGGGGCTACTTTAATCACAGGGCAGCTGTCGACTAATGGAACTGGAAAAAATACCATCACTACCTCGGTCTCCGCCGACTACAACACGCTATTTACAAGTTCCACCGGAACAACTCCTGTAGGTATTGCGATTTACTACTCGTCGCTTGACCCCAATGGGACGTCGAACGATTTTATTGAATGTATCGGGACAAGCACGCTTCGCGCAGGGATTCGCTCCAACGGCGGCCTCGCAAACTTCTCCGCCAACAACGTCAACCTCTCAGACGCCGAGACGAAAACGCCGCTCGATGTGATCGACCGCACCAAGGCCCAGATGTACTGGGACGCGAACAAGAAGATCGAGTACGGGACGTTCCTCTTCAAGGACCAGACCGATATCTACACCAACCTCGGCACGACCGCGCAGTCGGTGGAAGCCGCCGCGCCGTGGCTCACCGACGGCGCGTACTTCGACGAGTTCGAGAAGGTCGACAGTGGCTACGTCGGTGCGGACTTCGAGCCGATCAAGGTGAAAAGGCGCAAACCCAATCCGCTGAAGGGTGTGTACGAAACCGACCGGCACTACCAGGACTCGATCGTCCTGCAGGAGGCGCAGCACCGTATCGAAGAGATGGCGGGACAGATCGCCGCACTCAAATCCGCATTCGAACAATTCAAAGGAGCAATGCAATGAGCCAAACGCAACAAAGCGGTATTGACGTCTCCACGTACCTGGCCGACAAGACGGCCGGCAAGGTGCGGATCGTAAAATTCGACGGCCGGGTCTGGTACTCGCGCAAGAGCTTTCACCCCGAGACGGGCCTGCCCACGCCGCGCCAGTTCCCGCTCGAGCGCGAGCAGGTGCAGGCGTCGCTGGACCAGGCGCAGAAGGACGTCGCGATCTTCACGGCGATCCTCGCCGACATGGACGCCGCGCAGGAGCTCGCGCCCGCGGGGGGCGCGTAGCCATGCGCGCGATCGTGGCGGCACTGGCCGCCGCCGCATTGTCCGGCTGCGCCGGCGCGCTGCCGTTCCTGGAATCGCACGCCGGCGCGATCGCGGTGATCGGCGGCACGGCCGCCGCGATCTCCTCGACCGAGTCGGCGGTGCTCAACGGCATCGCGCTCGGCCGCGAGCTGCGCAAAGACTGACAACGACCCGGGGGGGTACGGCAATGCCCAAACACATGGACTGGCCGCAGGTCGCGCTGTTCTGCGCGTCGTTGCTCGGCGCGGGCACGGCCTTCGCCTCGAAGGAGGCCGCGCCGCTCATGGGCGTGCTCTCGCTGCCGCTGCTCCTCGCCGCCACGGCGGGCGCAGGGCTGATCCTCTCGTTTCTGCCGCCGCAGGAGCCGCCGGCGACGCTCTTCAAGGTCGCGGGCACCATCTTCTTCTGCGCGATGCTTGGCGAGGTCCTCGCGCCGCTGGCGGTGCGGATCCTCGCGGGCTACGTGTCCTCGATCGCCGGGCCCGGCGCGGAGATCGCCGCGGCGTTCATGTGCGGCGCGCTCGGCCAGGTGGCGATGCCTTTGTTGATCGAGCGGCGCGGCGAGCTCGTCGGCCGCCTACTCCCCGCAAAAAAGGATTGACCGATGACCTTCATGTCAGTGCTCGAGCAAGCGGCCGGGCTGCTGCTCTTCGTCCTCGCCCTGCAGGCCTGGGCGGCGATGAACCACCTCACCCGGCATTGCTTCCGCTTTATCTACGGGCTCATCGGCCTGGCCGGCCTCGAGCTCGCGCTCGATCCGCTCTGCGGCGTCGACCTGGCCAGCTACGCCCGGGTGATGCTGGTGGCGTCGTTCGCGTTGCACATGCTGCTTGACCGCCGGCGGATCCGCCCGCAGCGCGACCCGGTGCCGGCCGCGCTCGCGCAGATCGAGGATCCCGAGATCACCGCCCGCCCGGGCTCGTTCGCCAAGACGAGCGGCGCATGACTGAGCCGGCCAAGAAAGGCACCGCCACCTGGGTGGCGGTGTGCGTGGCGTGCGTGGGCTCGTTCGAAGGCCTGCGCCAGGTGGCGTACTACGACCCGGTGAGGATCCCCACGTACTGCTTCGGCGAGACGCAGCGGCCCGACGGCTCGCCCGTTCAGATGGGCGATCGCGCCACGACCGAGGAGTGCCGCGAGATGCTGGGCGAGCGCGTGCAGGAGTTTGGCCGCGGCGTTGACTCGTGCGTCAAGGTCCCGCTGCCGCCGGCCAGGAAGGCCGCCTTCGTCTCGTTCAGCTACAACGTCGGCACCGGAGCGTTCTGCAAGTCCACGCTCGTGAAGCGCCTCAACGCCGGCGACACCGTGGGCGCGTGCGACGAGCTGCTGCGCTGGACCACCGCCAAGGGCGTGAAGCTCCCCGGCCTGGTGAAACGCCGTGAGGCCGAGCGAGCGATGTGCATGGAAGGATTGGCGTGAGCGTTCCCGCGATCCTCGCGCTGCTGCTGGCCCTCAGCGTCGCCGGCAACGCCTGGCAGTACCACGAGCACGACAAGGCCGTCGCCGCGGTGGCCACGGCCGAGCAGCTCGGCGTCGACACCAAGGCGGCCGCGCAGGCCTGCGGCGCGAGCGTGGACGCCCTGGCGGCCGACAGCAAGGCGCGCAGCGCGCGGATCGAGCAGCAGTTGGCCGGGTGGAGCGGCAGGATCCTCGAGCTGCAGGGCGCCTCGATCGAGGCGCTCAGCGCCCGACCGGCGAACCCGGCCGACCTGTGCGGTTCGATCACGCAGTACCTGCAGGCGCAGATCCGCAAGGGCGCCCCAGGAGCGAAGCCGTGAGCGCCCGGCCTGTGGTGCCGCCGGCCGGCGCGCTGCGCGGCGTGGCGGGCCTTCTCGCGGCCCTGGCGGTCGTTTTCGCGGCCGGCTGTGCAAGCGTTCCGACAGCGCCGCCGACGGTGAGCAAAGCCGTGGCGGTGCCGTGTCAGACCTCGATGCCGGCGAAGCCCGCGTTCCCCGTCGATCGACTGACGGGCGCGGAGGATCTCTGGGCGATCGGCACGGCCCTGTGGGCCGAGCGCCTGGCGCGCTCGGCCTACGAGCTCGAGCTGGAGGTCAAGCTGGCGGAGTGCATCCGGCCGGCTGCGCCGCCGTAGATTTACCGCCCCTACCAAGGCACCCGAAGGCCCGGACCCCGCAAGGGGTCCGGGCCTTTTTGCATTTGTGGGGTGCAGATTCGCTCGCCCGGGGATCTCTGGAATCCCGCGCCCTTCTGGTCCGGGGGAGGGCCGGCGGCGTAAACCCCGGGCGGATGAGGTCTAGCCGGCCTGACGGCCGGGAAGGTGGACGAGAACGCCCTGCGGGGGCGTTCCGAAGAATGGGCCGGCCAGAATGCTGGGCGCCTACGCCGCGAGCGCGGTGCTCGCGGCTACCAAAAGGACGAGGGCAGAACTTGCGGCGGAGGCCGAAAAAAGCCTTTTGTCCAGTAAACGTCCAGTAGACCGCCGCAGGAAATACCCTAATACATTGATTTTATATATACAAATGGTGGTGGAGGCGGGGGGAATCGAATCTCCCGCACGCTATGCCTACAGAGTGAAACAGAGGGGCGTCAAACCGTCCTAAACCGTCTCTTTTCGGGTGTTTGTCCAGTGGATTGTCCAGTGGAGATGTCTGCGTCGGTCGATTCGATTGCGCGCTCGGGAATCGAACCCGCGGCCGTGTAGGCCTCAACCTTGGCCATCTGCCGGCCACTGTCCTGGCGGTCGATCCACGTCGAGTAGGTCTTGAGGAAAACGACCTTGGAGTGCCCGAGCTGGCCGGCCGCCCAGGTGGGGTTGGCGTCGGACATGAGCATGATGGTGGCGTAGGTGTGCCGGGTGTTCTTGGCCGGCCGGGCCCGGATGGTGAGCGTGTTGACGACGGAGTTGAAGAACCGCCGCTGCGAGCGCTCGTCGACGTAGGGCTCGCCGGTGTGGGGGTTGAGGAAGATGTGCTCGGCGGCCAGGCGCGTGCGCGCCTTCTGGCGCTCGAGCACGGCCCAGGCGCGGCTGTGGAGCTCAACCAGGCGCTGCTCGTAGGTCTTGGTGTCCTTGACTATCCCCTCGACCTTGCCGCGCGCCACGCGAAGCGTGCGGGTGGCCTCGTCTACGTCGGGCCACTGGATCTCGATCTGCTCGTTGGGGCGCAATCCCGAGTAGAAGGCGAACTCGTAGTAGTCGGCAATCTCAGGCCCCCAGCGCTCCTGCAGGCCGGCGAGGATGCGCTCGGCCTCCTCGATGGTGAAGGGGTCGGGCGTGCTGCCCTGGATCTCCAGGAAGGCCACCGCGGCGGCCGGGTTGACGCTGATGACGCCGTCGACCAGGGCCAGCGCAAACACCACCCGCCCGCAGGCGAGGACGTTGTTGTAGGTCTTGCGGCTCTTGGTCGCCACGCCGATCGCGGCGCCGATCTCGGAGGGCAGCACGCTGCCGATCGCGCGATCGCCGAACCAGGGGATCCAGTGGCGGTTAAAAATCTTGGTATAGCCGGCGAGTGTCGACGGGGACTTGTTGGTGTTTGCGGCCTGCCAGAGCTCGACGTACTGCCGCACGGTCTTGGTAACCGGCCGCTCGGCCTGGAAGCGCGCGAGGCCCTTGTAGTCGGGGAACTCCTTGCCGAGGTCGAACGTGCCGTTGCGGATCCGCTGCTCGATGTCCGCCACCAGCCGCCGGGCATAGGCGAGGTTCGGCGGTGTCGGCTTGAGGTCCAGCGTCGGGCGGCAACGCTGCAGCTGGAAGCGGAAGTACAGCTGGATTCGGCTATCGCCGAGCGGGCTTACGCCGCCTGTGGTTGATTTTCTGCCCATGCGTAGTAGCTCGGAAGGTGCAGGAGTATATGCCCATCCGGCGCGCGCCTGTAGTGCTTGCCCTCGCGCCACACGCCCGTGCGCATCTTCTTGTCGACCGCGTCGGGCGTGTAGCCGGTGAGCGCGCAGAAGAGCTTGATCTGCACGTAGTCGGCGGGGGCGATGGCGATGGTCATGCGGTTAGGGGCGCTCGACAATCATGCTGGCGGAATACTGCGGCACCCGCTCGCCCGAAACCGTCCAGCGCGTCACGTTCCCATTCGGATCGCACACATAGACCTTGGCCGATTTTCCGGACGCAATCCTGTATTCCGCGCTTCCCGCATCGTCGCGCTCGGCCCACCGCTCGACCGCCGTCCCGGGATCTGGCGCGTGGATTTTTTTCCACTCGTCGCTGTAGTCGCCCCCTCGAATCTCATACTCCGGAGAGCAGACATGGCGATCAGACGAAACCCACTCCGCGCACTTCGGGCATTGGCTCATTTGGCTCCTTGGTTGGGCTTGGGTAAACCCCATCGCGCGCCGCGCTTCTTGCCGTACTGGGCGAGCTTGCCGGTGGCGATGAGGTCGGTGATGCACTTGGCGCCATCGGGCGCGCCGTGGTGTTCGGCAAGGGCCTCGAGGACGGTGCGATAGGTGGGCCCGCCCGCGCCAGCGGGGTCTGGCGTGACGGCACGCAGGACGTAGGTTTCGGGGAGCATTACTTCTTCTTCGCCTTTGCGGCGGCCTTCTTGGCAGCAGCAGGCGCCGCGGCCTTCTTGGCTGCGTCGGCCCTGGCTTTGAGCTCGGCGGTGGCGGTGGCCTTGATCTTGGCGCGGTCGATGCCGTAGCGCTTCTCGACGATGCCGCCGCTGCCGGTGCTGCTGTTCTCGGCCGACACGCAGAATGCGCAGAACACCAGCAGCCGGCCGAGCGCAGTGGCGTCGAGCGCGAGGACTTCCTTGGGCAGGTCTTGGGGGCTCCAGCGGTGCCACGCCTCGATCGTTCCCTTCTTGAGGCCGGCCACCTCTTCGACTGTCTGGACGATGTCACGGTCGACGTCGCTGCGGGCGTAGGACAGCACCTCTCTCGCGATGGTCTGGAGCGCGGCGAGGTCCAAAGGGGAAGACTGGATTTTCTTGTGCGCGGCTTCGATGACGCGCCGGGAGACCAGGCGGGAGAGTTCGTCCGCGTCGACACCCGCCGGCGTGGCAGTGACGCCGCTCTTCTCCTCCTCCTTGGCGAGCAGCGCGGCCTGGCGCTGCCTCTCGGTCTTGATGCCGGCGGCGTTGAGGGCTTTGGTGACGGCGCTGCCGGGGATGAGCATGACGAGCTCACCGCCCTGCGGGTTCTGCGCGTATTCGATAGCGGGAGACTCGAGGCCGACGACCTGCAGGTTGGTGCGGCGCTTGGGGTCGTCGTAGCAGGTGGCGTCGTGTTTGACGTAGCCCCCGCCCATGCTGTAGCTGCTGAAGCCGTAGGGGAAGATGTAGGCGAGCTTCTTCTTGTCGGTGTGGACCTTGTGGCCGGCCTTGACGATCTCGTCGCGGCGCAGGTCGCTCCAACTGGTGCGTTTCGCGGCGAAGCACGTCGTGTCGGTGCAAATGTTTGGATTCTTGACGTCGGTGAACAGGTCTACCTGGTTGCCGGTGCGCTTGGGGCACTCCTGGCACGGGACGCCGATTGCCGTGGCGCCGATCTCCGTGGCGCCGTTCTTCTTGAAGTAGATGGCCTTGGTGTCGAAGGGCGCATCCTTCAGGTTGAGCATGTAGTCGCTCTGGATGGATGCAAGGAACTCGCGATGTGTACCATCAAGCAAGTCGTCGTCCTCGAGGACCTCACGCTGCAGGTCGTGCGTGGGGATGCGGGCGATGACGTAGGCCTTGCTGCGCTCGAACCTCTCTTCGAGAAAGGCCTTGCGGGCCTCGGGGCAGAGGTTGAGCAGCTTGAGCACGCCGTAGATGGTGCTGCGGCTGACGCCGACTTTCTCGGCCAGCTGGTCGGCGCCGAACTTGGGGTCGGTCTTCCTGTGCAGGCGGAGCATGTGCTCGTAGGTCTCGGCCTCGTCGAGCGGGTGGACGTCTTCGCGCTCGCGGTTCTCGGCCGCCTGGAGCTCGACGACTTCGATGTCGGAGAGGTCGCGGACCATCGCGGGGATGGTGATGAGGCCTGCCTCCTTGGCGGCACGCCAGCGGCGCTCGCCGAAGACGAGCTCGTAGGAGCCGGGCGACTCGTGCCGGAGCGCCCGCACCAACACGGGCGACATGACGCCGCCGACGAGCTTGATGTTGGCGACAAGCTCCTGCAGCTTGGCCTCGCTGAACATCTTGCGGTTGAAGGGGCTCTTGCGGATGCCGGCGAGCGGGATCTGCTTGATCTCGACGGCGGCCAGGTGTGCAGCTTGGGTGGGTGCGTTCATCGTGGGCTCCTTGGTTAGGCGCGATACGGCATGAGCACGATCTGGTGCGAGCCGTCGGTGTCGTCAGTGAGGTAGAGGGATTCCTTGTCGCCGCCGATGTGGAGGTTGATGCGCGCGCAGGTAAAGGCGTTGAGCGCGTCGAGCAGGTAGGCGACCTGGTATGCGTGGTGCACGGGCTTGACCTTGGCGCCGGCGGCGTTCCAGAGGAAGCCTTCGCCGGCCTGTTCGCCGGCGGCATTGCGGGCAGTGAGTTCGATGGCGACGTCGGTGAAGTCGATGCCGATGGCGGGCGGCTCGATCGCGGCCATGCGCTTGATAGCCGCGAGGAGTGCGGCTCGATCGACGCCAGCCGTGGCCGGGCGGCTCGAGGGGATGACGCGGTCGGCGTCGGGGTACTGCCCGTCGATCAGCTTGGTGAGCAGGATCTCGTCGTCTTCGACCCCGAAGCGGGTGGCGGAGATGAAGAGCGTGACGCGCTCGTGGCGCGCGGCGATCTCAAGGACGCGAGCAATGCTGGCGCCCGCGATGATGCCGCGCACGGGCTCGCCGGACCTGGGCTCGATGCCAACCCGCACCCGGTGGAGCCGGTGGCCGTCGGTTGCCGTGAGCACGATACGACTGGTTTCGATGAGGATGTGCACGCCGTTCAGGTAGTAGCGGATGTCGGCGATGGCCGCGGCGGGCTGGACGAAGTTGAGCGCCTGGGTGAGGTCTTTGCTGACGACTTCGACGTCGGTGTGCAGGGGTTCGATGGCGTCGATCTGCGGGAAGTCGGCCACGGGCAGGGTGTTCAGCTCGTAGCGGGTTTTGCCGGCGGTGACGACGAGCCTGTCGCCCAGCGTGGCCAGGTCGAGCTCGACGTTGTCTGGCAGGGCCTTGAGAACGCGCATGAGCCGCGCGCCATGGACGCAGAAGGCGGCCTCTTTGAGCGCGGGCGGAAGCTCGACGGGCACGTCGATCTGCTGGGAGAGGTCGGAGGCGGAGACGCGCCCGCCTTCGATCTTGACGTGCGTGAGGATCGGCAGCGTGGCGTTCTTGGCCGCGACGTGCGCGGCGAGCTCGATGGCGGCGCGGACTTTCATGCGGCGGTGCCCGACTTGAGCAACGACTCGGCCTGGGGGACCTGCAGGTTACCGATCGCCAGGTGATTGAGTGCGCGCTCGATCTCGGCCTGGAGGGCTTCGCGCCAGTGCTCGCCGACGCCGCTGTTGAAGATGATGCTGTCGTCGTTGGGGTGGATGACGATGCCGGCATTGCTGATGTGGTCGCCGACGCGGTAGGGCTTGTAGCCGCGCATGACGTGCCAGATTTCACCGCCCCAGCGGCCGCGCAGGACGGCGGCTTCGTCTTCGAATCGGACGTCGGTGACGACGATGCCCTTGGCGTAGCCGACCATGCGGCGCATGCGGTCTTCAGCCACGTTGATCCAGGTGGCGGTGCCGACGAAGTTGCGGCCCCACTCGGTTCCAAGCGTTTGCATGAGCCGGCGGGGCGACATGCCGATGCGCGGGTGGATGGCTTCTTTGCGCTCCGGGCCGAAGTCTTCGCGGGTGAAGCCGAAGCCGGCGATGAGCATGTCCTTGATGGGGCCGGCGAAGGCGACGCGGGCAAAGCCGTGGCCCTCGCAGAGGTGATCGGCGATGGTGTCTTTGCCGGACTGGGGCAGGCCGTGGAGGCCGATTACGCGCATGTGGTTTCCCTTTTGGTGGTGAGACGGCGGTGGAGGACCTCGGCCTGGTTCTTGAGGCAGAGGTAGAGTCCCTTGTCGGCGAGCGCTTCTTCGAAGCTGATGCCGCGCTCGCGGAAGAAGGTGGTGCTGTAGGCGGCGCGCAGCGCGTCGCGGCTCGTTGGATCGAAGACCTCCTCGATGTCGAGGCTGGGCTGGATGCCGGCGGGCAGCTGCGCGGTGCGGTTCATGTGCGGGCGGGCTCCACAGGGGTGGCCACGGGCCGGATGGCGCACACCTGGTGCTGGGGCAGGAGCTCGTGCCAGCCCGAGGTGGCAGGGATCTCGAGGACGGTGACGTTGCCGGCCGCGTCCTCGAGCGTGATGTGTTTGGGGGCTGGGGCGTCCATCAGAAGCGGACCCCGGCGGTGCGGCGCATGGCGTCGGCCACCATCTTGCGGGGCGACTCTTTGGTGGCGAGCTCCATGCGGACGCGCCGCAGAGAGCCATGGGCGGCGATGAGCGAGGCGCGGTGCTGCAGGAGCAGCGCCTGGCCGTGCTCGATCTGCGCGAGCAGCGAGGCTTCGCGCTGGCGGAGGATCCAGATGCGGAGCGCGCGGATCATGATTGCGCCCACCAGAAGCCCAGCGAGATCCCGACCCCGAACCAGAACACGGCGAGCAGCGCGGCGATGAGGATGAGGCCGGGCATGGGGGAGGGGCGTGGGGTAGTGCAGCGGTTGACGCAGCCGAAGGGGCTCATCAGCGCACCGCCTGGCGATGGTGGCCGCGAGCGCGGAGGACGTTGCGGCGCTTCTTCGCGGCGCGCTTACCGGCGGCGACCGTCATGCCGTGCTTACGGCTGCGGCCGGTGCTGGTGGGTTCCTTTGCCGGATCGGCTGCGGGGCCGAAGGCGCTGGCCAGGACACGTCCGAGTGCGCCAAAGCCACCGGCCAACAGGGTCAAGGCAAGACCGGCGGGCCTCATGCCGCCACCCGCGCAAGTTCGGCCGGCTGGCCGGCGAGGTGCTCGGTGGCGTAGGCGATCGCCTGTCCAGATGTTTGGAATGCCCGGGCGCGAGTGGCCTTGGGGGTCAGCGTCGGGCCGTCAGGGCCCTCGGCGTAATACAGCCCGGTGACGGGCTCTTCGAGAAGGTGCTTGGTGGTTCCGGCCATCTTTCCCTCCGTGCGCCCGACATGGGCTTCGGAGGGAAGTTAGCATGCTAACTATTGAGTGTCAAGCATGCTAACGTTCTGACGGTCAGGAGACTCCGCCGTAGACGATCACGGCCCAGATAAAGAAGATGAACCCGGCCAGGGTGATGAGCGAGCACAGGAATGAAAACAGCGACGCGCCAGGTGTGGATGTCGCGCGGGAGCTGCCGCCTATTTTTTCTGAGTACGACACGCCCGTGCCGGGGATCCCGACGCTGGCTCGAGTCGTCCCATCTTTTAGGTTGACTGAGGCGCCGCGCTTGCCGATGGTCCAGCTGGTGCCGGTGGGCGATACGTTGAGCTTCACGCCCGGCAGGATCTTGATGCTCTTGCGCAGCCTGAAGCCCATCGGTCACCTCTTCTTTTTGATGTACACCTTCTGGCAGTCGGCGGTGACGCGGTATTTGCCGCCTCGTGGGCCCGTGTGAATCTTGGTGGTGTCGCAGGTCCGCTTGCCTTCGGCTGTCGTTCCTTCTTTAGGCGCAGCCGCCGCGCTCGAAGTGTACGAAGCGCTCACTGCGAGCGCAACCAGGAGCGAGGCGAGCGGTCGATTCATTCGGCTGGGTCCTTGGGGTATCCATTGATCCGGCGCGTCATGTCGTCCTTCAGGCGTTCGATCATGGCGGTGTAGCTGGCGGCACTCTTCTCGGATACGTAGGGCACAGTGGGGCGCTCGATCTTGTATTCGATGAAGTCGAATGCGGCCTGGCGGTCTTCGGCCGACATGGCGGCAAACACGACGCCCAGGGCGTCGAAGCTGAGCTCGGGGCCGTCGCCAGTGGCAAGCCAGACGGCGCTTTTGCCGAGCCGCTGGGCGGCCTTGGCAAGGTTCTCGGCGTTGAGCGAGTTGCTGATGCCAGCTTCGACCTGCGCGATCGCGCTGCGCGTAGCGCCGATCTCCTCGGCTAACTGGGATTGCGATAGGCCCGCCTGTTCGCGCGACTGGCGCAGGCGATCGCCCACTGAATTTCCGATGGCTCGTTGCATGGCAACAAGCATACGGACGGTGGGCGTTAGTATGCTTGACGGTCTGGTTGTTAGCATGCTAACGTGTCCTCATGAGAGATGACCAAATGAATCCCGAAGCCAACCGGGTAATTGATGCCCTCGGGGGCACGGCCAAGGTCGCCCGCCTGTGCGAAGTGAATACGCAGGCTGTCAGCCAATGGCGCCGGAACGGGCTGCCGCGCCCATGGCGGAAGTACTTCGAATTGCTCCGCCCGGACTTGTTCGTCCAGGCGGCGGCTGAGCAATAGGGGGGGGGGACTGCATGCCTGCAGTCTCTTTTTTTTGCCCGGACGTGTCTGTCCGTGGCTGTACGTGATTCACGGACAAGGACGGACATGGACCAACCGCGACTGATTTACGACGACTTGAATGACGCGCTCGCCGACTTGGTGCGAGCGCTGGGGGGCCGCAAGACGGTGGGCGCGAAGCTGCGGCCGGAGCTCCCTGTGGAGCAGGCGGCGAACTGGGTGGGCGACTGCCTGAATTCTTCGCGCCGGGAGACGTTCCACCCGGAGCAGCTGATGCTCTTGCTGCGCCTGGGCCGCGAGGCGGGGTTCCATGCGGCCAAGCAGTACCTGGACGACGAGACGGGCTACACGCGCTCGCTGCCGCGCGACCCGCAGGATGAGGTGGGCGAGTTGCAGAAGGCGTTCATGGAGTCGGTGGTGCAGCAGCGGTTGATTGCCGACCGGATCGAGCGCCTGACGCGTGCGCCGTTGTCGATGGTGCGCCAGGGATGAACCGCGGCCAGGTGATCGACCCGGAATGGGTCTACGAAGGCGCGAAGGGGCGCAGCGTGCGGTATGTGCCGCCGGGGTTCAGCATGGCGGCGCTCGCGGTGGTGACGTTGGCCACGGCAAATGTGCGGCATGTGCCCGCGCCAGGCGCGGGGGTGCACATGATTCAGGATGACCCGGAGCCTTCGCTGCCGGTGCTGCCGCGCGAGGTGCCGCTTGCGGTGCAGATCCGCAAGACGATGGCGCGGATCAGCGAGCCTGCGACCATTCAAGAGATCACGCATCACTCGAAGCTGAAGCAGTCGCAGGTGGCGGCGTACCTCTACAGGGTGGGTGCGGAGGTGCTGGTGTCGGGGATCCACGGCCAGAAGCGGTTCACGCTTTCGGCGCTGGGCCTGCAGATGGTGCAGGGCGAGTCGAGCAGCTGATGCCTCGCGCGCGGACCGCCGAAGACCGGATCCTCTCGCACTTGGCGCGGGTGCCTTATCCGCTCGAGACAAACGACCTGGTGACAGCGCTCGATGTGACCCGCCAGTCGGTGCTTGAGGTGCTGTTACGCATGGAGCGGACGGAGGTGATTGTTCGACTCCGCGCCCATGCTAAAGGTGAAGGCGGCGGCAGCGGCCGGCCGGCGTCGTTGTGGTGCTTGCCCGGCGCGCACCTCGCCGCAGAGGAGCATTGGCCTCGCTTGCGTGACTTCGCGCCAGACACGGTGGTGCTGACGCCATCGAAGCGTCGCGCGCGCGTCACGGCGCTGACGCCCGACTGCCTCGCGGTGTGCGAATACCTGGACGACAAGGATGTGACGGTGGTCCGGATCACGCTCCTCGTGGTTTATCAGGCGGGGCGTGCGTGCCCAGAGCCTGTCCGGGTGGCCTGACGGATGGTCATCTCACAGGAGCTATCCGGCCGCGCGCAGTGGTTGATCTGGCGCTTCGAGGCGAATCCGAAGAACAAGGAAGGCAAGAAGCTGAAGGTGCCGTACTACGCGAGCGGGAACCGCCGCGTGGGCACGCAGGGCAGCCCGGAGGACCGCAGGAAGCTGGTGCCGTTCGATGTGGCGTGCGCGGCCGCGGACCTGCAGAAGTTCGACGGCGTGGGCTTCGCGTTCTTGCCGGACGATGGCTTGATCGGAGTGGACCTGGACAATGTGATCGACGCGGAAACGGGCGAGGTGTCTGAGCGGGCGCGCAACATTATCGAGGCGTGCGACAGCTACACCGAGTACTCGCCGTCGGGCAAGGGCGTCCACATCTTCGTCCTGGGCAAGACGGAGACTTTCAAGTCGAACGATATCGGCGTGGAGGTGTTCTGCAACGCGCAGTATTTCACCTACACCGGCCGGCACTACTCCGGCACGCCGGAGACGGTGAACCCGATCGCCGACGGCGTGCTGCGCAGGCTCAAGGCGACGATCGACGAGGCGAAGGCTGCGCGTAAGCGCCCGGCCGGCACCCCTGCCCAGGCCGCGCTACCCACACCCGAGAAGGCCAAGCGCCGCGTGTCTCCGGACGGGGTCTCGGATTTCAAGATGGTGAATGAGGCGGCGCTCCAGAATCTGGATGCGTGGGTGCCGGCGCTGTTCCCGGCGGCGAAGCGGACGGCGCTCGGGTATCGGGTGGCGTCGGCGGATCTGGGCCGCGACCTGCAGGAGGATCTGTCGATCACGTCGATCGGGATCCGCGACTGGGGCGTAGACGATCTGTCGGGCGGCGGCGGTGGGCGTTCGCCGATCGACCTGGTGATCGAGTGGGGCAAGGTGGGCGAGGCGAAGGATGCGCTGCACTGGCTCGCCGGGCATCTCGGGATCGCGCTGGAGAAGCCGCAGCGTCGCGCCCGGCCGGCGGACGAAGGGGATGTCGGGGGACCGCCCGAACCGCCGGCAGAAGGGGAGGCGCGGCCCGAGAGCGATGACGACGGCGGCTATGGCCTGCCGGTGATCCGGTGGACGCAGGGCATGCTGCCTTACGCGGTGAACGATGCCGAGAAGGCGCTGATCGCCTCGGATGAGCAGATCTATCAGCGCGCCGGGTTCCTGGTGCGCGTGGTGCGCCGCGATACGCCGAGCGTGCGCAATTACAACCGCCAGCCGGGGTCGCTGGGTGTTCACCTGGTCGACACGCCGTACCTGGTCGAAGCGTTTACACGCTGCGCCCGGTGGGAAAAGTGGGACGGCAAAGCCAAGGCCTGGCGGCGAATAAACGCGCCGGAGCAGGCTGCCGCGACGTACATGGCGCGGGTGGGGCAGTGGAAGGTGCCCCGGCTGTGGTCGGTTATTTCGGCGCCCACCCTGCGACCCGATGGGACGGTCCTGCAGACGCCCGGTTATGACGCGGCCACACAAACCTGGTACGACCCGGGCGACGCGGTGTTCCCGGCGATTCCAGAGAACCCGAGCTTTGAGGATGCGAAGTACGCGATGGAGCAGCTGCAGGAGGCGTTCGGGTCGTTTCCGTTCGATAGCGGCGTGGATCGGTCGGTGTACCTGGCGCTGGCGTTGACGGCGCTGGTGCGTCGATCGCTGCCGAGCTCGCCGCTGGGCGCGATCTCGGCGCCGGTGATGGCCTCGGGCAAGACGCTGCTGGCCGATTGCATCGCGATCCTGGCCACCGGCAGCGTGGCGCCTGCGATGAAGTTTGCGGACAGCGACGAGGAGGCGGCCAAGACGGCGCTGGCGGTGCTGGCCGAAGGCGACCAGGTGGTGCTGATCGACAACGTGGAGCGCCCGCTGCAGGGCGACTGGCTGTGCTCGATCCTGACGAGCGAATCGTACCGGCAGCGGGTGCTCGGGGTCTCCAAGATGATGACGGTGCCGACCACCACGCTCTTCCTGGCAACGGGTAATCACCTCGTGATTGCGGGCGATCTGCGCACTCGCGCGCTGCTGTGCCTGCTCGACCCAAAGTGCGAGCACCCGGAGCTTCGGCAGTTCGGCTACGACATGCGCGAGAAGACGACGGCAGACCGCGCCCGCCTGGTGGGGGCGGGGCTGACGGTGATGCGGTCGTTCATCTGTGCGCGGGCGAAGGATCAAAAGCTGGCGGCGTTCATCAGGCCCTACGGCCGGTTCGAGCATTGGTCTGAGATGGTGCGAGCGCCGATGCTGTGGCTTGGCATGACAGACCCCTGCGAGTCGATCAAGGCGATCGAGGCGGACGACCCGCACCGAGGTGAGCACATCCAGATGCTGCACGCATGGAAGGCTCTCTTCGGGCAGGAGCCGCAGCCGACGGCCGATGTGATCGCGGAGATCGACAAGCTGTCGCACGAGCTTGGCGCCCACGCGAAGCAGTTCTCTGAGATAGCGCGGCCGTTGTCGCTCGATCGACAGAAGAACCTGTCCGCGAAGCGATTGGGCCACTGGCTGCGGCAGCACGCCAATCGGCGCGTCCAGGTGGGGGGTGAGTTGATGCAGTTCGTGAAGGTGGGTGAGAAGAACCACGCCGCCGTGTGGAAATTGGAGGTCGTGGCGCAGACGGGGATGGCGGGGGATTAAGG